CTGTCACTATCTGAAATTGTTCAGCATCCAGACGTGGCGTTTGGTTCAATGCAAGCGAACTTTATGAACAACTATCAAGCAATGGCAATTCAAAGTCTTGTTACATCGGTTGGATTCCGATTTGGTAAGAGATTACTAAGGAGACCAATTTCAAACGTTAACCGCAACATAATGAAGCCACTTGGAATAGGAGTCAAACTTTGATTGAGGTGTTATGAATGGCAACAAATACAGTATGCGGAATCCTAACCTGCTCAGATGGAACCAACATTCCACTAAAAGCAGAATTAGCAGAAGGAACAGAATCAGATTTAACCACAGATACAACTTACACAGTATCTGCTCAAAACATTGGAGATTATGCGCAAGGCAAAACCGTTACTTCTGGATTGGTAACTTGTGATAACGGCGTTTCATACGCTTACATTCTCCGTCAAGGTCTTGTGGCTGCTATCATACCTGTCGGTTTGAAGGGTAGCGCATTTGAAGCGTCCCAGCTATGCGCCCCCTTCAGACTACAAGCAGGAGACAAACTTCGAGTAATGAACAACACAGCCGCAGACAGAGAAGCGGCTTTGTGCGTTTACACTAGATCTGGAGTATCTCGAATATTCGTAGTAACTCCAACAGGCGCAGCAACAAACGAACTTGTTGATTTACAAACTTCTAACTCAATTGGAGATACGCTTCAAGGTCAAACAATCGTTAAGGCATTCAGCACAAGCGTTGACGGTTCAAAAATTGAAACACCAGGCGCGGTTGTTGTTGATGCACTTGGTAACGTAGTCGGGGCGGTCCCAATGGTCAGTCCTGGCCCAATGCAACCACTGTTCAAACCTTACAGCATCCCTGTTAACCTAAACTTCAAGGCACAATTCCTAACCAACGCATGAAGGTGAAAGAATGGGTCAATTTACTTACAGGACTAAAAGAGAAAAACTAAGGGCATTAGAAGCAATCAGAACCAAAGCGGTTAAACTGTTTAATTCAGATGATATGTCTCTTAATGATTTTAAGAAAATTGATGAATTAGTCCGAAGAAATCTTAAGAAAATGAAGTGATTAGAATGCCTCTCCCCAACGCGGTGAACAGAGAAGCGCGAGTATTTGCACTTCTCAAAGGGCAAACTCTTGAGACATTAACAGGCCAATTAGCAGCTGGTGAGTTTTTGCCAGAGGTAGGCAACCCGATTAGTGTTGAAGAACTTAATGAAGACGAACTTAGAAGGTTGGTTTTGGTTAAATTAGCGGTCGAAAGTGTCCGTGCAGATTGGCAGGGGTTGTTGAATTAATGCCATTACCAGACGCTACTCCCGACCAACGTATCTACAAACTGTTGAAAACTACAGATCTGGAGAATTTAACCTTTTCAGATTTTCAAAAAGTAGCGCAAACCATCTATGCCGAGCAGGGGGCAGAGGATGAACTACGGCGAATTGTGTTGGTTAATCTCGCGAGACTAAGTGTAGCGGGTGAATGGACGGGCTTAACTACGGCTGCGACTGCAAGCGTTGGGGCAAATACTGTTTCTTGGCCAAGTGATGATTATTCAGGTAGCGCTCGAACATCTAATTTGTATTCTCAAATGAATCAAAAGTATAGTGTAAGCATGAACGACAGTGGGTTTAGCCCCAGCTCAACAGACGTTCATTATTTTCCGTATTTTGCGTCTAATGACGGTGCTATAACAAAGGTTCAGGTAAGATCTGGAACGGGAGTTTCAGGTGATTGTATTGTTGGCTTTTATTCGTCTGCATCTTCAGGTTTACCTGATTCTTTAATTGGTTCAGCAACCCTAGATGTAAGCACAACCGGCAACAAATCGCAAACGTCTTTTAGTGCAACAATAACTCTCGAAAGAGGAAAATTATACTACATCGGCGTAGTTTTTACAAATGCTTCTTCTGCTATTAGAGGCCCATCTCAAAAATATCTTTTACCAATACAAGCAAACATGACTAACGACTTAAACAGTTGCGTTAAACAAACGGGTTCTTCTGGTTCTTTACCAGCTTCATTTGATAAAACCGCAGCGTCATTAGTGGAAACAAACGCCCCGCCTAGCATTCTAATTTCATGGTGATAAAATGGATAGGTCACATACTGTTTACGACGGCGATAAAATAATTGAAGAATTTATGGAAGATTTTACTTGGTCAATGATTCGCAACGAGCGTCAAGGCATTTTAGAAATGTCTGATTATATGTTTTACAGCGATAACACGGCTTCGCAAGAATGGATTGATTATAGACAATTTTTGAGAGATTTGCCTCAAAATTACGATTCAGCAAATGACGCCGCTGATGCTTGGGCTGCTTACAACTCGCCAGAAGAAGAAGAGTGATTCAATGCCTAAACCAAAGCCGGACAATATCGTTAGGCATGAGATAGTCTTAGGTCGAGCAGAACGGGAATTATTGAGAGATGTTAGACTCGCGTATATGTTTAACAAAGTAGCAGACCCAACGGTGAAATTATTGAATGATGTAACCGGAATGGCTGCAATATTATTTATTCTTGAAATGTTTTTTGACGTTCCGTATTTTGCAGGCCCAACCGATCTGGAACAAGTCAAAAACGACTTTGCAAATTACATGGAACAAAACAAAGACATAGAGAAGGGAGAGGATAGAACCCCACCAGAAAATCTTGGAAGTGTTATTTACAATTTAACTCATCCAAATTGGAATTTTACCGATTTCTCATTTGACGCTTTAACCGGTGGAATCTTTCAAAGATAACGCCTCGATTGGGGGGTAAACAGGTCATTTAGACCATTTTTTGCGTATTTTACTAATAAAGGATTGAGATTTTTTCAATTCTTCACGTTCTCTGCAAACTTCGCTGTATCGCTTCATCAATTCTTCGTGGGCTTCAATTCGTGCTTCCATCTTTCTGGCTAACTCTCCAGCTGGAGTATCATACCAAATTATGGCCTTTGAAACAAACTGAGATTTTCGACCGTCTTTAATGCGTGAAACAATATCGCTTGACTTAGGCCAAAGCGTAAACGAATGAATCTGATTTCTTCTTTTCATAACATTTCAAACCCCCATTCTTTCAAAGTTTGTTGATTAAAACAAACATCATGCAACGCTTGAGAAACTTCGAGGGGAATCATCGCCCGCTTATTTGCTCGCAATGGGTCGCCGATGTTCCAATCCTGCGTTTTTCCATTTTCACCCATCTTTGCGTGTGTGATTGGTAAATACGGAAAATATCCCCAAAGAAACATTGGCCCAATTATTTGACGCGGAGGCATACCCAACTCTTTGGTGAAATCTTTGCTTGCACCTGCTACGTTTTCTATTATCCACCACTTAGGATTATGAAAATCAATTATTTCTTTACAGGCTTTCAAAATGCTTAGATCTGGATTAAACTCAATCCCCTCTCTTTTTGCTTTAGGCCTAGGCGCGTTATATCCGTTAGAAAATTCCAAACACGGAGGACTTGCCACAATTACATCGGGTTTTGGATATTTCAAAATCCATTTTTTCCACTCTCGAACATCCTCTTGAAAGGTGCCAGAAACGTCTTGAACCAAATCTGAATTATCAAATCTGTAAACGTGCTTCTCAAACGCTTGAGTCCATCCACCTAAGCCCGAACATAAATCCCAAATTATCACTTCGTACCCACCAACCTATGTGTCCCTCCAGCTCCACAAGTCATTCTCTGGATTCGCTCAACTTCTTCAAACGAATGGACAACAAATCCTGTTGGGGCGTTTGGGCCTTTTCCCTTCTTTGCGGCGCCCATTCCCGTCCATTCTAAGCCACATTTACGGCAGACCAGCTTCATACGGTCAACCCTGAACTATTCCATCAACAACAACCGCGCCCAACCATAGTAAATGAGCCAGGCCTGCATCTTCTAAAATTGCCTCAAGATTTTCTATTGGTTCCTCAGAACATACTAAGTCCCTTCGATAGCATTCGTTTTTCAAATCGTCTGTGCGTAATTTTCCTGTTACTAATATCACGGTCATTGTAATACACCTTCGTTTTCGGGACGTTAGGGGTATATATTACTGTTGCGCCGAAAGGCGCACCCGCCGCAGCAAATCTTTGATTTGCGTTGACTCTCGCAATAGAGCCTACGCTGGTTGTGCTTCGCGCCACCTAGAAGAATAAGAAGATTATGCGGTGGAAGGCTGGAAACAAGACGATTAAGAACCGTTGCAGGTCGGATGAGGGTATGATGGAGACACTACTAATCGCGGGCGCGTGTGTATTTGCTGTTTTTCTTGGTTTTTGGTTACATTTGCGTTGGTCTGTTCGCTTTATTTCTCAACAATTCCAGATCCTTGACGCAAAAATTGCTGAAGCGTTGAAAAATACGGTCGAAAACCTGCCAATTGGCGACATTGAGCCGGTAAATCCTATGCAGATGATGATAATGCAACTAATTCAAGATAATATGGCTAAAAATCCAGCTAAAATATTAGAAAGAGACGACAAAGGGTTATTTACCGCCGAAGACCCCAAGTGACGCATGGCTCGACGCAGAAAGAAGACTACACGACGTCGCTCAAAGATGTTTAGCGTGATTAACGCCCTTGAGGCTTACACTTACGCAAGCATTCTAAGTGAAGGAATAATGGGGAACACTCCTTACGGATTTTTAACCGGTGCAAGTGATATTAAGACGGTTCAAATGAACGTCTATGGATCTGGTTCCGAATCAATGACTATCGGTGCAGAATCACTTTCACTATCTGAAATTGTTCAGCATCCAGACGTGGCGTTTGGTTCAATGCAAGCGAACTTTATGAACAACTATCAAGCAATGGCAATTCAAAGTCTTGTTACATCGGTTGGATTCCGATTTGGTAAG